TTGCGTATTCTTTGAGGGCGGGAAAAAGTGTGAAATTGTATCTGGAAGTATTGAGCCAGAAGCAATTTGTAAACTCTGGATTATCCGTGAAGAACTTTTAGCAAATCCTGGAACACCTCAAGAATCTGATGGAATGAAATCTAGCGAACAAGAAGAAGTGGAAGAGGTTAAGGACGCAGGTCCTAACGGTAAGTCAATTCCTTCGCACAAAACCGCAGTTGACCTAAACAGGGCATGGGATAAAACCCAACCGTACAAGAATATGAAATCCCCAGGAGATAGTTCCTATTACGCAAAGATTTTTGCCTATCAGAATCCAAATACAACTGGTGACAGAAAAACTCATTATAATTTTATTCACCACTACGTATCGGCGGACGGGACACCTGGAGCAGCATCCTATTCAGCAATGATTAACTCTATTACTGTTCTCAATGGCGGTCGTTCTGGAACCACACTTAGAGGAGAAGCCAGGAAGAGCGTCTATAGGCATATTGCATCCCACTACGAAGACGCTGGCAAGCCAGTCCCCGAATTAAAGAGCGATGATTTTGTTGACTATGTGATGATGATGAAAAACATTATTGATAAGCCCCTGACCCCGATTGAGGGGATTGAAATAAAGGCTGCTGGCCGACCAATTGGTAGCCATACAACCGCCGTGAGTGACAGAAAGCGCCCATTGACCCGTCAGAACGCAATTCTGAAAGTTAAGTCTCCAGCGAGCAAGGCTTATTACGGTAAGATTTTTGCCTACCAACTGGCAAATACTGCAGGCGACATGAAAACCCACTACACCTTCATCCATCACTTCATTAGTGATGACGGTGTTCCTGGAGCAGCAGCAATGTCTGAACTTTCGGTTCAGATGTCAGTCCTTAATGGCGCAAGAAGCGGAACAACATTGCGTGGCGAGGACAGAAAATCGGTATGGAATCACCTGGCACACCACTACCGAGATTTCGGGAAAACACCACCTGAATTAAAATCAGACCAGTATATTGATAATATTATGATGCAAAAAGGCATTATAACAAAGCCTATTTCTGATATGGAGAACAGTCATGAATGATGTCAAACTTTACACAGGAGCCGTAGTCGAATGGTCCGACGATGAAGGTGACAACATCGGCATTATCTCGGACATGATGGATGGCGAAGAGTTGATAAAGGTCAAAAAATACCTTGAACTAGAAGGTACGGAAGAGTCGGATTATGAAATTGTTCTTCTTTGTGAAGAGGTAAAACTGCGCACTTATACCATGACCGAAAAGGCTGATGATTCCCCGCAAGAGGGCTCCCTTGTATCTTGGGAGACATCAATTGGTGAGTATTATGGAGATATTCTCGCAATTACGACTGACGGCATGGTCCGTGGGGAGCCGCAAGGCGTCGAACTGGAGGGCACCGAGGAAAGGCCCGTCTACGCCGTCCGCGTTCATATGTGGGATGACGACAAGGGTGAATATTTTGCCACCAACAGCATGGTGGTAACCTATTCCGATAGCCTTAAAATTATTGATACAATACCAGAACCAGTATTAGAAGACCCACAAGAACAAGAAGAAGCACCAAACGATGGAGAAAAAATGAGCGCCGAAATTTACAGCACTATCGAGTCACAAATCGCCGAGATTGTAAAAAATGAAGTTGCCAAGGCGCTGCAAATGATTTCCGAAGTTAAAGCAAACGAGCAGAACCCAGGCGAACTTGCTGGAGTTCAAGCAGCAGAAAAGCCAGCAGTAGAGGTCGTTGCTGAGCCTGCTGCAGAGGTTGCAGTAGAAGAAGTTATTGAAGCAGCAGAAGAAGTTGCGGCAGAAGAAGTTGTTGCTGAAGCAGCAGCAGAAGAAGTCGTTGCTGAAGCAGCAGCAGAAGAAGTTGCAGTAGAAGAAGCAGTCGCCGCCGGTGAGGAAAAAAGTTTTCTCACATTTCAGGACCTAAAAGAGTTCTCGGAACTTATTAAAGTGCTATAGTCTCCATAGACAGTTAGATGTCTATGGAGGAATAGTGAGTTTGAAAAACCAAATTCTGGATGCTCAGCATAGTTTGTCTATTGGAAAAGTGGAAAGACTTTTGCTCTCCCTATCAAAAGAAGATGCAGACGCCCTTCGTTCCTCGCTGCAGGATTTGAAAATATCCACTAGGACAATTGAAAAAGTTCTAAGGAAAAACGGTCATGCAGTTGGAAGGGGTTCGATAGATAACTGGCGTCACACAAACGTCAAGGGGTTTGAAACAAGAAGCAACCATTACATGGGGGAAAACAGTGTCAATATCTAAGGACCTAAAATCCGTTGAATATAAAAATAGTTCCCCACAGTGGCCAGTTGTTCAGCAGGGGCCACAAATAAAACTCCCAATATTTAGCGAAGTAAAAAAAGAAAAATCTCAATTTAAAACATGTGTTGTTTTGCCGGATATGCAATGCGGATACTTTAGAGATGTAAGCGGTGATTTTGTTCCACTACATGATGAAGCAGCAATTGACCTTGTTGTTGAGTTTATAAAAGAAACAAAACCAGACGTAATTGCGATGAACGGTGACAACGCAGACTTTGCAGAGTTTGGAAAATACAGACTCACCCCCGCATATCAACTAACAACGCAAAAGACAATAGATTATTTAACAACCCTTGCCGCGAGACTTAGGTCTGCATCCCCACATGCTGAAATAGTTTGGCTCGAAGGAAACCATGAGGCAAGACTTGGTAATTATATTCTTGATAACGCAAATGCTGCTTTCGGTTTAAAGAGGGGGAACATCCCAGGTTCTTGGCCGGTTATGTCCCTGCCGTATCTTTGCAGGTTTGATGAATACGGAGTAAAGTATCTCCCTGGATATCCAGCATCAACATACTGGGTTAATAGAAAACTTAGAATTATCCACGGGCACAAAGTTGCATCTGGCGGAAGCACCGCCCATAAATATTTGGCGACAGAAAAAACTTCTGTTGTTTACGGGCACATACATAGACGAGAGTGGGCAGAAAGAACCAGACAGGACTGGGACCAAGACAAAACAATTTTGGCCGCCTCTGCTGGATGTCTTGCTCGCGTTGACGGAGTCGTTCCATCCGTCAAGGGCGGCTTCGACCTTGACGGACGACCAATCCCAAGCACGGAAGATTGGCAGCAGGGTATTGCAATTGTTCACTATGTAAGCGGAGATGGACCCTTCCATTTGGAATTGGTTCCGATACATTCTGGCTCAATGTTCTACAGGGGTAAAAATTACACCGCTGGGAAAAAGAAGAAGTGAGCGAGAACAGAGACCCATTGGAAAGCGAAATGAACCTCCGTTTTCCGATGATTACAATTTCGGTTTCTTATGATGACGTCAATGAGCCAATCCATGTCGACCTTGGTTCAGTGCCCCCTTTTGTTGCTGCCTCGGTTCTTGAAAAGGTGCTAAAGGTAATCAAACTATGCATTGTGGGACCAAAGGTATCCTTTAACGGAACCGTTATAGCAGAGCCAGTCCCGACTGGTGATGTAAGGATTGAAGACCTATTCTGGGATTTTGAAGAAGATGAAAATGGAGAACAAGGGTAAGATTTTTAAAATCATACCCCTACTTGACAAACAGTCTCACAACGAGCATAATATTTAATACGAGGTGCTTACCTTGTATCCCAAGTTCCACTATTACTCAGAAGGAGTATCACATTATGGCTACAGATAGCCGCTTAAAGGAACTCAAGTCAGCACTTCGCGAAGTACTTGCAGACAACGACAAAATCGTTGACCACGCAGATACAACCCGTGAAGAGGGCGGACCTGAAGTTCAAGTCCAAGTAAAGCACGTAGAATCATTCCGCAGCAACCTTGCAAAAGCACGCGAAATTCGCTCAGAAATTGAAGCCCTTGAGGGCATCAGCGAAGTTCGTGCTTGGGCATCTGGTATGTCTGCACCAACAAGCGGTCTTGTTACACCACAAAGCGCAAAGAGCATCGGCGAGCAATTCATTGCTTCATCCGAGTTTGATGCAGTTCGTGGCGGCAAGTCCGGCTACACAATGAACGTACCTTTTCAAGTTAAGGGTTCGTTTGCAAGTCATTGGGGCCAAAAGGATGTCTACACAGGCCTCCCATCAGGTACACCAACTGACTTCGGAACACCACAGCGTGAAGGAATCGTAGAGCGCCAGAAGCGCGCAATGCGTGTTCGTGAACTCTTTGATGTTCAGCAGACAACCAGCAACATGATTGAGTTTTTCCGCGTAACCGGATTCACCAACAACGCAGCAACCGTCGCAGAGCGCAACGATGCAAACACGGCATTTGGTGTTAAGCCACAGTCAGCAATGACTGTTGCAGGCGCACAAGCCCCAGTACGCACGATTGCTCACTACGAGGTTGCTCACCGCAACGTCCTAGAAGACGAACCAACCCTTCGCGGCATCATCGACAACGAGTTGTTGTACGGTCTTCGCCTTGTTGAGGATGACCAAATCTTGAACGGTAACGGCAGCGGCCAGAACTTGACCGGAATTCGCAACACCAGCGGAATCCAGACATACTCATGGTCAGCAGGCACTGTAGGCGACAACCGCATCGACGCAATTCGTCGCGGTATCACCAAGTCATTGCTCGCTTATTACGAGCCAACCGGCATGATTATGCACCCGAACGACCTCGAAGACGTTGAGTTGTCGAAAGACGCTAACTCACAGTATTTGATGCTTATGTCGGTTGCAATGGGCGCAGAGTCACGCATGTGGCGCTTGCCTATCGTCAGCACTCCAGCCATCACCGAAGGCAAGGTTCTCCTTGGTTCATTCGGAATTGGTGCGACGCTGTTCGACCGCATGGAAGGAAACATCCGTGTTTCCGAGCAACACTCAGACTTCTTCGTCCGTAACGCCGTTGCGGTGTTGGCTGAAGAGCGTATTGCACTTGCTGTTAAGCGTCCAGAGTCGTTCGTTGAAGTAACTTTCGACAGCACTCCAGAAGCATAATAAGTACCAAGTAAAAGCAAGCCCCACGTTCCCAGCAATGGGGGCGTGGGGCTTTTGCTATATATAGAATGATTTTATGAAAGAAAATGAAGCATTTCGATTTATTGGAAACATGGCCAGGTTTGATGACCTCCTATTGGAAGTATTGTCGCTGACGGAAGAAGATTGGTCTAAGTACACCAAGCGAAAATTGTATGGCGGCTCAGCGGCAGAGAACACCAAAACAATCCCGTTAATTTTTGATTTAAAGAATAGAATCAACTCTGGTATTTTGCATGAAAACTATGAACGTTTTAGCAAATACATAGACGGGGTAGTTATTGCCACCAGTGCCCATGTCGGCGAAGTTGTTGCAAAGCAGGCAATGCTCACAAAACTTGATGCCAATACGGTAATTCCAACACACAGGGACAGGGGTCCGTTAACGGGAAAAACCCACAGAATACACGTTCCAGTTATAACCAATAATCAATGCGTATTCACCGTGGGGGATGAATCCACGAATCTAAGGGTAGGGGAGATTTGGGTTATAGATAACACCGATAGGTACCACAGCGTAGAGAATAAAGGAAAAGAAGATAGGGTGCATTTAATTATAGATGCAATTTAGCGAATCTTGTTGTGGGATTTTCAAAAATTGTGGTACTATTAATGCATGGAAACAAAATATGTTATTTCTCCTCGGGACGTATATGAATTGGTGGACGGGAACAACCTCCTAGTTGTCCGCAAGGGCGACAAAATTACAGAACAACAGGCAATTAAACACAAGATATTGCCGATAGTTGTTTCTTCCCCCTTTTATTTAGAATCAAAATAAAACATAGTTACGACCTATGAAAGAGTTTGGAAACAGCGGCTCAATTGACTTCGCCCTATGTTGGGACCTGGAAAAACCATTTCACGAAATAAAAGAGTATCTCTACTCACAGGCTCTTAAAAAAAATGATTACGGCCCCGAATACCCGTACGAGGAAATATTCAATGGGATTATCTCCCAGGGGATGATTCGCTCTGCCTGCCGCTTGGATAAAAAAATACAGGTTCACTACGGGTGGGAAATGATTGACGAATCCAATGTCCTGTTAAATTCCTCAATGGGATACGTTGAGATTCCCGACCTCATGATTGATGCAAACAAAAAAGGATTTCTTCTCGACGCGCTAGAAGAGGGCTACTTATCGCTTTCCTACAAGTCAATATTCTGGGTCGGAGAGGCTTAGGCTCAACTACCCTATAACCAGAATGGTGTAATGTTGTGGTATGGCCATCATCCTCGCTGCCGACCTTGCTGTTTATATGAACAAAACGTTCACACAGTCAGAAGAAGACGCGGCAGCCCTGATTATTTCCAGCATCGAAGGTGAACTTTCCGCCATTATAAATAGGCCATTGGCTCCAGTTCAGATTACTGATGAGATACATATGTTGCAATCTGGGCAAAGACAGATTTTTCTAAGGAAGGCTCCAGTTACTAGCGTTACATCATTCAGTATTGGTTATCAAGATGTATATGCAGCCCAGAACCTTTTAGATTTTGACATTCACCCATGGGGAATTGACAACATCCTAATTGTCGGTCAGGGCTATAAAGCAAAAGTGACATACAACGCAGGGTTGAGTGACTCGGTTGCATCAGCACTTGAGCGCGTGTGCCTTTCCTCCGCGTCAAGAGAGATGGGCAAGGTCTTAACTGATGCGCAAGGACTAACCAGGCTAAAAGTTGAGGGAACTGAATACTTCTTTGACGACGGCGACTCGGGTATTTTCTCTAAGACAGAGTTAAAAACAATCGAAAGATTTAAACGACGAGTGATTGGTTAGTCGCCATGAGGGGAGCGTTTGAAAATATTACAGTTCGAAGGAAGACGTCTGTAACAACCAACTCTGAAGGCCTATGGACTCCCGTTGTTTCGAACACCGTTGTTCGCGGCTCACTCCACCAAAAATTTTCCGAAGAGGGACAGCCCGAAGAACTAGGACAGTACGGAGAGCGTAGGAGATTAATAGCACGCATTCCAAGAAATTCGGCCGTATCAATAAATGACCAGATAGTTATTTCTGGAAACGCAATTTCCGGACTAGATGCAACATACACGATAGAGGGAATAGTTTATACAAAAACACACATTAGATTAGAAATAAGAAAAACGGTTGGAGATGAGTAAGGGCAAAGCCAACCTCGCAAGGGAGATGAAACTTCTTGACTCCCGCCTGCAGAGAATTATTCAATCTGCAATAGCGAGCAACTATGGAACAGCACTTGAAATTGCTCAAGACGGCGCAGACCGTGCGCGCAAGGGCGTCGACTACATGGGTTCATATAAGGAATATGTAGATAAATCCGGCAAGACTAGGTCATCAAGCAAGCCCGGAGATATGCCATCTTCGCCGTCCGGCAATAACTTGCACGGCTCTTTTGTAACCGGAGCAATTTCTAAGAGAAACGAAAACCCGGCAGTAGCATTTTTTGGGAATACCGCACCATACGCAATAGAACTAGAGTATGGAACAAAAAGTATCTCTCCTAGGCCATTTATGAGGCCAGTGCGCGAAAATTTGGTCAAGGGCCCAATGTCTGCAGCAGAAAGAGTGGCAAGGAATTTTGGCCTTGCCATGATTAAAAAATCTAAAACCATGAAAAGACAAAATGTCATTCTTGAGGTCCCGTAATGCCGTCTACAGGTGGAGCGCTGCGAACTGTTTTGATTGGTGCAAACATTGCTGGAATCACTGGCGTATTCAGGGATTTCGCTCCACCAAGTCAGGCCCACCCATACATCACCTACGCGGACGAGATAAGCAATATACCTGTTCTTATTGGTGATGGATTTGCTTTGACAAGAAACAAAATTGTCCAGGTTGACCTTTGGCAGGATAGGGCTTCAGAAAATGTAGACTTAATCGATTATGTTGTTTCTGCGCTGGATGGCGTCGGACAGATAGATACTGCAAAGTCTGTCTTTAGGGTCAGGGTTTCAAATGTGGTAAGGATTGTTTCAACAGCAGATAGCGTTGTGCATCATGCAATAACTCTAGATATATATCAAAGGTCGTAATATGGCGTTTAAGGCAATCACACTAACTGGACAGTTTTTAAAAACTGATGGGTCTTACGCGAGTGGCAAGGTGTCGTTCCAACTTACCGCCCCCATGCGCGACCCAGCAACGAATGTAAGTATCCCAGTAACCAATACTTCGGTAACGCTCAACGGAACGGGTAGTTTCTCTGTTGCTCTTTATGCCACAAACAGCCCCGGGATTGTCCCCACCGGTGTTACATATGAGGTAAATGAAAGAATTTCCGGTTCTTCATTTAACAAATACTTCATCACCCTCAACCACAACTCTCCCGGAAACACGATGGATTTGGCTGACATCGTTCCAAATGTCCAACCAATAACCACATTCAACTACGCCACCATTGAGTATGTTAATACCAATGCTGGCGCGGGGGCCCCATTCACTCCGACAAGTGAAATATTGTCCACAACAATCCAGGGCGCAATTGAGGAAGTTAGGGCAAAATCAAAATTTGTTCACACCCAGGCATCTGCTGCGACCACCTGGTCGATTACGCATAATCTCAAATTTTA